CTTGCATGGCACCAGGCATCAAATCTAATGTTGCAAAATTTCCACCTTCGATGAATTCTTGAAACAGATGATCAAATTTTTTTTGTTTCTCTGCTTCTCTTGGTTGCATACCATGTAAACTAACATATCGTTTATTAAAGTCTGCAATGACACCATCCATGTCAAGGTAAATATGTGTGATCTTAAGCATATTCTTTAATTATATCTTTTGTCAAATTTTTAAATGTGTCTGTGTCATAGTGTAGAAATGGTTTGTATCTCAAATATTTTCTTTTCAATGTTGGCCATACAATATCATCTGTAATCTTTTTACTCCAACACTTTTCAATAAAATTCATTTGATTGTCTAGTATCAATACCGTTTCAATTGATACCTTGCCATGCATTACTTCTTGTAGGAGATTTGGATAACTTCCACTTTTAACACCAAAGATTGCATCATCTTTAATGCCATATTTCTCCAACAGATATATCATATCATTTTTGAATGTGTATGTCAATGCTTGGTTGGTTTTTTGCCACTTCTTATATGTTTCTTCGGCATTTGGCCCCATCAGGTCACCAACCCACTCAACATCACCAGCAAGAAAATTAGATACCAAAAAGTCTTTTAGTTCTTGTACATCATATTTTCTAGACAATCTATAGAATGTATATTTGTCTTTTCTTGTGCTGAATGTCTGTTTAGAAACATTTGTTTTGCCATTATATTTCACATAATCATAACTGTCGCTTGTGAAGTGTAGTTTTAAAGCATGAAACATGGCATATGTTGCAAAGCCGGTATTATCTGTCATAGACTTCTAATAATAATAATTTTACGATTTTCACCTGTAGGTTTTACAAATAATTCTTTTAATTGTTCTCCTGTATGCCATTTCATACTAGAAGATTTGTGTGCAGGAAGACCAGATGTTTCTCCAATCTTTGTCCAATTGTCTGCAAGATATACGGCACCATTTTTGCCTGCACCAACAAATGTAATGATATGTTTTAGATCATCACCATATTTTTCTTTCCACGCAGTTGGAGCTTTTTCTCTTAGTTGTTTCAACACTTGGGAACCAGCATTTTTAACTGATCTATTAAAACAAAATCTCCAATTGTTTGCTATTGTATTGAATACTCCTTTGTATTCTTCTTTAGATACACCGAGATATTTTAAAATATCTTTTGGTGGTGGATATACAGAAGAACCAATACCTATCATGCCAATACATTCACCTAACAAACCATTATCTAAGTAAATCAACCAATCTATTCTTCTGCCTACCGAAGAATTGGATGCAACATAAGAGTGGTGCGTTTCAATAATATCTTTGACAATCTCTTTTTGTTCTTTGGTCGTTACTTTTACCAATTCAATCATATAGGCAATTTAGATGTTTTCTTCAATAGATTTAGTTCTTGTGCTTCTTCTCTAATTTTAGATTTGAGTGCGGCAGAGATTAATGTTGCGGCCATTTCAACTTCAAGTCCAGTTTCATTGCAATGATGGCAAATGGCATCCATGTAACCAATGCTTTCTTCCTTTGCCATATCTTCAATTAAACCACTAAATTGTTTTATTTCACTTTGCGTAGGCATTAAATGTCCCTATAAAAAATATGATTACCAATTCTACTTACAACAAACTTTTTATTCCAACCAGGATTAACATAGTTGGCATGATAATACAATGCGTTTGTTTTAGCAATCATATCATGTAATATAGGTTCGGTCAATGCTCTACGAGCAATTAATACCGATTCTTCCCAAGCATATACATCCTTTACTACCATATTTTTAAAACAAGTCCAAGAAAACTGGCAGGTTGTTTTTTGATTGTATTTTGTTTTCTGATATACAACTTCACATACATCTTTTGGAAAGTCAGGATCGTTTACACGATTCATAGTAACCTGTGCTACTGCAAGTTTACCCTCATATTTTTCTTTTGCAGCTTCATGGTAAATATTTTTAGCCATGCATTGCAATTGTTTATTAAAATCACCACTAACTTGCATTTGAATTGCTTTTGTTGTAGTGAATGAAAAAGTTGGTAAAGAAAGAACCAATATTAGTAAACCAAAAATGATTACGATTATGGGAAAATTCTTGATTGTTTGCATCTTATCTCCTTGACGGGGATGGACGAATCCATCCCCAACCCAATTACGAATTAGATTTTTTAATCTTTGTTTCAGTTTGTGGGATTTGTGATACGAATCCGTTTAATGCGTTTGCTTTTGCAATGATTTCGGATTCACTTGGATATGCTGGAAATCCAGGGTGATCTGGAATTGTTCCGCCATTCAGTTTAGCAACTTCTATCTTGGTTGACCAATCGTTGCTAATTACCTCACGCTTACCATAATATTCTTCTGAAAGCATATCTTTCGCCATTTTTAAAAGTTCTAGGCGAATCTCGAACGGTGTCATATTACTCATAGTATTTCTCCTGTGTTTGTGTGTAATTACCAGCGGTTTGTGTGTATGCTGGTCTATTATTTAGTAAAATGTGGTGATTGATTCTGTTGCCAAGTTCAATCACCGAAAACTCCGGTCAGCGATTAAGCTGCCAGTGCGAACTTTTCATCGTTTGCGTTTACTTTGTTTTGATTATTACGCCTTGTCATGGCGATTCTCCAATTGCCTATTAGCCACGCTGTCGAATCTATTTCAGGCCCATCAGAAGCATACTGCCTACACCCACTTACGATTGGCGTAATCTTTTAACTTTTTTTCTTGCTTTCAATGTATGGTTGCATCTTACTTCCGACAGATGTAATACAATACATATTTTCAGATGTTATTTCAACAAGTGTCCAAGATCCTGTTTTTGAATTAACAAACATAACAGCAGGATGAAAAACTTTGGTGTCTCCTGAAACTCTATGGCCTACACCAGTAGCAAAAGGTTCTTCATTATTATCAGATAAAACCTTTTGCATCGTTTCACGATCAAGACACATTGCTTGAAATAATACTAATTCATTTGCAAATGCAATTGTTGGTAAAAACAATAAACTGATTAATAGTTTTTTCATTTAGTCGCACCAACTTGTCTTTGCTTCACCATAATATTCACGAGCAAATCCATTATTAATTAATAGTGTACGCAATGAATGACCATTTAGCAATACATCACCAAGAACTCTACCACCATATTTGTCCCAATCCATCAGAATAATTTGTGTGGTCTTGGCTTGTGCAATCATGGTTTTGGTGAATTGTGTTGCCAACTGTCCCTTTTGATCTTCTTGTGGACATTTTGCACGATGTCCTTTCTCTGGCGTATCAACACCAAAAACACGGACAGATAATTCTTTTTTCAATGGATCTGGCAGCCATTTTGCTTCAAATGCCACCGTATCACCATCAATAACTCTTGTCAATTTAACATCATATGTAACGCCAGGTTTTTGTTTTTGTGCAAATGCTTTTACACCAACAAAGCACGCCATCACCACCAGAACAATGACTAGATATTTAACTTGATATTTTGAATTCATTTTGGTCCTTGTAGAATTTAATTGCTTTGACCAAACCTTCAATATGATCGGATGTTTTCTCTTTGAAGATTAGTGGTTTCTCATGTGATACTGCCATTATGATTACCAAGTTATTTATAGGTTTACCAATTAATTCTTCATACATCAATGCATATGCGGTGGTTTGCCAAAAATAGTCTTCAATCCATTCTTTCTTCTTTATCTTTCTTGATGTTTTAAAATCAATGACAGATAACTCACCTTCATACTCAGCAATACAATCTACACGACCAGCCATTTCTAGTTTTTTTGACCATAATGCGGCTTCTTGATAGTGTATATTATTAATATTTTTCAAGTGTGGTTTAATTGACAGAAACAACTCAAGTGCATCTGGCATACATTTGCCAAGTTCTTTGTTATTGAGGTATTGTTCACATAGTGTATGCATACCTGTACCACGACCTGCGGCCACACTTGATATCTTGTTGGCCTGTTCTTCACCGACACGCTTCCTCCACTCTAGGATCGATTGTCTTTTGACTGCACCTAATACTGTAGTCACAGATGGCAGGCGTGTTCCATCATCTAAGGTGTAGTACCTTTTGCCATCTGGAAATGTTTCAGATTTTAGGTTTTGAAGATTTTTTGGTGGGCAATAAACGAACATTATCTAGGTTTCAACAAAACAGGAATCTTTCTGTTTTTATCATCATGTGGATATCGATAACCTTGTGGTTCTTGTGACTTCTCCACAGGTGTAACTTTCTTTTCTTTTTTCAGTCCTTTATAGGACAGTATTACAGGTATTTGATTAATTACCATTCTCTCGGCATCTTTGTTTTGTGTGTTTTGTGCAATGTATTACCATGTACATTCTTTTTAATTCTACCAATTATCTCTCTTTCAAACCTTGCATCAGGTTGTCCAATGCCAGGTGTTGACATTCTTGCGCCATCACCAAATGATGGTGTTTCAGTTATGTATCTCTCTAAGTGTGGATTGGACGCCTTGAAGTTATCATATTCTGATATCTTCATTTGATGTTCTTCAATTTCACCTGTATTCAAATTCTTAAATTCATATAATGGCATTGTACCACTCCGGTATGTTTCGTTTTTTCCATGATGCAAGGTGTGTCTTATTCTTTATATAGTAATTCCTGTATGACGCAATAGAATCACCAGGTTTCTTTACATCATCAGGCATTGCTGGTGTAGGCGGATAAAAGTCACCGCCAGGCATTTTATTTGGTGGCATATCAAGGCAGTTTAGTAAACGGCTACAGGCGTGTTTTTTTTCATAACGAAAAGTGTATTCTTTACACAGAAATTCCCACATTGTAAACAACCACCTGTAGTTTGCAACATTGGCACGGACCCATACAGCAGATGGGTGATTTATGTGTGAGGCTTTCATTAATCTTGCTTCACGTTCATCAGGCAGGCGCCAACGCTTAATTTTCCGACCATTTGCGGTCTTATCATAGTATTCGGTACCGTCAAGAACTCGGTGTGCGGTTGACATAAGTTGTGCATACTCAATAATCATTTTTACACAATGCTTATCGTTGTGCATCTCAGCACAAACCTTAGGATCATTATCTAGATAAAATATATTCATGTTACCAATGTTGGATAATATTTGCAATAATAAAAAAGCAGGTAATCACATGGATAATAATCCAAAACGTTTTTAATATCAATGCGATATGTGCTTCTCTTAGTGTCAGAATAGGAATGTCAGGTCTATCATCATCAGTTTTACCTATCAAATGATTTGTTGCTCTTGCCCAAATAAGCCAAAATCTCATGTTAACATCCTGATTAAACCAACAGTATCAATTGTACTCAACAAAATATAATTGGCTAACATACCGGCCGATTTACGAGACCAAGCAGCCCAAGCGTACATAAGGCAACCAGCAATCCAAATAGGATAAAGAACAAGAAGTGGTGGGTTGGGGACGGTGAGTGCCATAGTGAGGGCACAACCGACAGAAATAGCCCAAGCAACAAACTCAACAAAAAAACGAAAACGATTAGAATTCCAATCATGTTTTATCCAATGAACTGTTCCTTGAAAGATATTTTTCATTAAAGTTTAGGAATTTCCAATGATTGTGCTTGAGCTTTCAATGATTTAACTTTCTTTGAAATATCATCCGATGAAACGGTCTGCATAGCAAACTGTTTGAATTGCTCATAAGAATCTTTTACTTTATAAATTCTTCCATCGTTGAGAAAGAGTGTGCAACCACCAGCAACCATTGGTGCAATCTCAGATACAGTATCTAAATTAATAATAACTTTACAACCTTTATCGGTTGAATCAACTTCTACGAATAATGACATCATTCATCTCCTTGTGATTGATTACGGCTCAGTTTAGCATTTCTTGCTTCTCTTTCTTTCAATTCAGATAAAATCATGAGTTTTTTAATTGCACCATGTTTTTCACCATGAACCGACATTAACATACGTTTGGTTCTTTTAGTCATCTTATAATCACTACTTGCTTTCATTTTTATCCCTTCCTGATCTAAAACTGGTTTCTGCCTTATCACAATCTTTTACACGAACCAAAATTGTGTCTGTTTGGCTGATTGGTCGTACAAAGTAACATTCACCTTTGACTGACCATACCAACTTATTGTGTATACTGCCTTCAAAATTTCCTTCAAAGTTTCTGTTCAGAAAATAAGGCGCATAATGAATTGTTAAAACAAAAACAATAAAACTAATGAATATGGTTGTTTTATTATCTTCGTACCAAAATTTTAACCACTTAAAAGAATTCTGCATACAAGTACACTCCTAAGATAAATGCCAAAATAAATGCAACTGTTTTTTGTGCTTCAACATAAAAATATTCTTTTTCTTTTTTAATAAAATCTCTTTGTGCTAGAACCATATCTGGCACTCCATCATCAGTATATTGGTTTGTTCGCATCATGTCAACCGTTTTTTGGCTTTCTTTTAATCTACGGATGGCAGAAATGTAATTTATTAAAGACATCATGTTGTCACCTTTACATATTGTGGATTTGGAATATATGGAAATGTTACCGTTACTTTTGAATTGGCATCAACAAATGTTGTTCCATTTTGCCTTATGAAAATTACTCCATTTGCATCATAAGCACCAGTTTCATCTTTAAACACATGGTAACATCTTGTGTTTTGATATAATCCTTTATGCATTGTTTCTTTCCACTCATCATCAGAACCTGCCAATGCAGCTACTGGTTGCATCATACACAATTTAGTCATCATTTGTAAACAATATTGTGCAGCGAAACCTTGGTGATTTTGATCTACAAATTTCTGTACAAGTTCCATAATGTTAGCAGCCATCTTACAATCTTCTGCATTTTGAGCTGGATACATTCCTATTAATTGCAATTCTTTGATTGCGTGATTAAGTATTGGATGATTCAATCCCATAACCCCCTATAGTATTTGCCAAATAAACGCAGGCCATTATCAATTTGATCCTGCTCCCTTTTCATACCTTCAAAATCACATTTGTATGTATGGTTGGGTCCTTCTTTGAAATGAAAACGTGTTGGT